CCAGCAGGGCACGCTTAATATCATCCATATTTTTTGTTAATCCCTTTCCGCTGTATGTATTCAAGGCAGCCTCCCATCCAACGCCGCACTCAATCTGTCGGCGTTTTCCAACGTGCGGTTTTTTCGGTAGGCGTTTTGGGCGGCTTCAACTGCTTTTCTTAAATCGCTGTTCCAACGGTACATAATATCTTCATACGATTTCAAATTCCGTTCTACCGTGTACTTTCTCATCAGGTGCTTTTTTTCAATTTGTCCTTGTTCCTGCGTAATCGCCTTTTGAAAAAATCTAAAATATAATGCTGCCAAACCCTGATACATTACTGCATCAATAAAATCCAAACTATCCGACATCGGCTCTCCACGCATGGCCGCTCTTTCAAAAGGAAGTTCTGTCATAGTGGCAATTCCTCCTCCACTGGCTGAAAATAATCCTCCCACCCGTAATGCCTTGGATAAAGTCCATAAGGAAAAATTCTTTTTGTCCTCTCGCTGTAACACAGTTTTATGGCTTTGTCCTTCGTGGCATATTTTCCAAACAGACGGTTTTTTGTAATTGACAGCTTGCTATCACATGTATCGTCATTTTCTATTCGCTCATAGGACATGACTACGTCGGCCTTGTTAGTGATGTCTGCGGAACCGGCCACATCATCGTTGTCAAACTCCAATTTGCTTTTTCTGGGATGAGCGACCAGAATAACAACTACATCATATTTGACAGCGATCTTTTTAAGCTGACCCACAAAATTGCTCTGTGCCAAATAAAGCTGATCGTTTTCCTGAACTGTTTCCATAGCTGTCATCAAATTGTCGATGCAGACTAGCCGAACTCCGTATTGCTTAATGACTTTTTCAATGGTTTCTGGAAGGCTTTCAAATTCCGCGCCATCCTCCGGAAGCCAGTTATTGTCGTATATATAAGCGCGGCCCTTATACCAATCACTGATCTGTCGAATTACGCCGTCCCCGATGGTATATTCATAGTCCCCATAGATATTTTGAATGGCCTTTATGTAATCCGTTCCGGCCAGCTGAAAATCGATCCATCGTTTAAAGTGATAATCAGCCAATTCACCAGAGTAAATAAATACATTCTCTCGTTGATCCAGTGCCTCACAGACCAGTTGGCTCATAAATGTGGACTTTCCATGTCCCCGCTTTCCGGTTAGCAAAATCACTTGTCCCATAACCAATCCGCCAATCAGACGGTCTATATCCGGGATATTGGTTTTGATTTTCGGCAGGGCGTTGATGTCCACCGACTGTACCAAAGCCAGGTCTTTAACATTTTCCAGCTGGGGTATCTCCGCATTTTCGATTGCCGCCCTGATTGCCTGTTTCCCATATTTCAGGAGAATATCATTCGCGTCCTTTTCCCCCAGGTAGTCCTTTTTACGAACCACCTTTACCGTCTGTGGGAGGCGGGCCCGTAAAGTGTCAGCCAGCGTGATCTTCCCATGCTCGTTATCGCCAAATACCACAACATCATGAAACTTTGTAATCCAGTCCCAGCAATTTGCAAGCCATGTAAAGCCTGTTGCCCCCGTTGGAACAGAAACCGCATTGTTAAAGCCGCATTCCGCTACTGATAGGCTGTCTATCTGCCCTTCCGTAATAATCAGGCGGTCAAAGTCCTTGCACTGCTTTATTCCAAATAAGATTGGCATAGTTTCCGCCTCAGACCATTCTTTGTTTTTGTCAATGCCTTTGCGGAACTTCATGTTGCGGTATTTGACAAATTGGAGTGTACCAGTCTCATCGTAAAAGGGGAAAACCAAAATGTCCTTGTTATCTGTCCGAGTGGTCAGTTCATACTTTCGGCAAATTTCGGAGCTAATTCCCCGTTTTGCCATATACTCGATTGCTCCATTCCGAACTACTACCGGCTTCTGTGGCAGTTTCCGGTAAACTCGCTTTTCACCGAAACCCAAGTCATAATCAAAATCTCTTGCCAGCTCTACAAAATGTCCATGGTAATCGCAGCTCGCTCGGAAGCACTTGAACAGACCGCTTTTAAGATTCACGGAAAATGTATTCTTGTCCCGATTTCCGCCTCCCCGACACTGGGGGCAATACTTGAAAAACAGCTCGTCCCCTTTTTCATGGATATCGGCCCCAATGGCCCTAGCCAATCCATAAGCATCTTCCACCTTGAACTCGTAGCTCATTGGTACATCCCCTTTACGAACAGGTCAAGGTCCTTCCCCATAGCTTCTGCGTCTCGTCTCCACCTGGAAGGGAATCTATATAACCGTCTATCAATCACAATGGAGTCATCGCCGCTTCCTTCCGCGGGGAGCCCGCCGTCCTCAGACGGCGCGGCGACGCCGCTTATATATTTGTTTTCCTTGTTTTCTTTGTTATCTTTGTTTAGTTGTTGCCCTTTGCTTGCCCCTCGCTTGCCCCCGGATTGACCATTAGCCTGTCTTTTGCTAGCCGTTGCGCTTGCCCTGCTCTGATACTTTTCGTAGTTTTTTACTGTAATTACAGTGTATTGGTTGGTTGATTCGCATGTCACTTCGCCTGTCTGCTGTAGGTGTCTAAGGCTTGTCCGAATTTCTTTAATTGACATGTTAATTTCTTGTGAAAGTTTTGATAGGCTAGTGACCTTTTGTCCAACATCAATTTTTCTTCCATGCCATTCTTTAGGTACATAATTGGCGGTCAAAATCAAATGAATAAACAGGAGTGTAGTATTTTTATCGTTGTACCATTCCCAGTTTAATATGGAACGGTGAAGGACGATAAATCCATTGTCATACATCTGCAAGGTCATTACCTGCCTTTGTTACAATCACCTGATACCCATTATCCAGTTCTTGGGACACGTCAGCATCCAGGTGATCCGTATTATAGGTTCAGGCCAATTCCGCTGGCTCCACGCCGTTGTAAAAGTCCTGTGGATTGTGGGTACAGGTGATTCTAAATTGCTTCTTCATCCGCATTCTCCGTGTTCAAATCTGGCTTGGCGGGCCTTTAACCTTGCAAGAGATATAATGTTGCCTCCGACATAATTTTCTTTTGAAGTCGCCTTATCCCACAAAAGATATAAATCTCGTGAAAACTCATAAGATGTTCCTATTCTATTAGATGTCAACATATTTTCATTTATACAAACGGATAGGTCTTTCATATCAGAATACGCTACAAGAACTGGTTTATCGTCGTGTTCAGTAAAAACGCAATCAAATTCACTGTCTCCACCAGAAGAATCGGCATGGTCATAAGCAAACAGCCTATGATATATCATTTCGTAAGGGTCCCCATAGCATAGAAGGATTGCATTGCCTGTTAAGTCTCTAAATTTAGAACATTTTTTCTCCCACTCATTCCCATCTCCAACATGATGAAAAATCTCCCTATTAAGTGGTTTTATTTCGATATACAAATAGAACTCTGGGAGATAAAAGTCTGGAAGATAATATTCTGCATCCAAGTCAAATCCCTCTGGCTCATACTGGTACTTAATCCCCGCAGCATCAAAGAATACCGCCCACCGTGCCTCTAACCGGCTTCGAAACCGATATCCATTGTAGATGGTTTCTATTGGCTTAATTAACATCCGGCATTTCCTCCAATCGCTCCTTTAGCTCCCTGTACAGTACATCATGGATGACCCGTCCGCTGTTCTCCTCTTTGCAAAACAGGATTTGGCAGTTATAGCGGGCCAGCCAAGCCAGCATAGAGGCCGTTAGTGATGCCGGGTGAACTCTTGCCCTATAATGGCCGCTGTAAGCCTCGTCAAGACTCCCATTCTCCACCAGGAGGTATAACTTTGCCCCCGCCTCTTTAGCCCGCTTAAACTCCCTGACAAAGCGTTTCCGGTCTTGACAATAGCAGTGAGCCAGTTCGGTCAAATCCATCTTACGCTCAATAGCTACCTGGTCCCTTAAGTCCAATGTGTCACACTTAACGGAGTAATCCCCGAAAGAGAGGGCTACTCTCTCAATCGGGGCTCCGATCTGCTCCATACGTTTTCTGGCCCGTGGTGTGTCCTGTTCTCTAGTGTCCCATAAAACGGACATTGTAGATAGGGCGCGCTTGACCGAAAAATGATCCATCAGAAGGGCAGCTCCCCACTGTCTTCATTGATTTGGGCAAAGCTGTTTTCTGCGGCACTGGTGACTTTTAACGGCTTGTCCTTTGGCTGTCGATACTTTCCCTGCCGAATATCGTCTACATCAGTCAGAGCGCAACACTCCGTGGTCCAACCAGTATTTCCGTTCATTTCCCACTCCCGATTGCGGAACAAAACGCCAACAAGTTTTCCTTTCAGCTTCGTTTCATCCCAGTCCCAGTGGTAGCCAGGGTTGCTGGCCTCGATGGACCAGACAGCATTTCCAAAAGCGCGCTTAGTCCATCCGTCCTTTTCGCTCCCGTCATCTTTTGGCTCAGAAAGGCGGTAAGTTCCTCTCCATTTCTTGTCCTCTCGATCCTGCTCTTTATAATCCTTTGCAAAAAAGTCTTTGTACTGGCCCTCCAGAATATCAAAGGAGATCAGAAGTACATTCCCCCAGTCGTAGGAAACCTCCTCGGCATTTAGAATTTTGGCGACATAGCCACCAGCAGGAAGGAGCTCTCTGGCCCCAGCAGACTTCTTGGCTTCAAATCCGCTAAACTGTTTCATTACTTTATTCCTCCGTATTTTCGATAATATTTAAAGGGCACCAATACCCTCTATAACGAGTGTCTACGATGTATTCAGCCGTCCTTCGGCACTGTTTTCTTGCGTATGTTTCTAATAATGGGCAAAATTCACAGCATACACGGTCATCGGGGAAAAACAGGTCTACGGTTACTTTGGTATAGCTGGTTACCCCTTCGTCCTTTGCCTTACCCATCAGAAGTCCTCCAATGCCTTTAGAACAAATCCCATGTCATTATCGATCTCAAAGGATTTAAAGGCTCCCATGGGGCTTTTTGCTGTGCTGTTTTTTGCCTGCGTCTCGAATATATAGCGGTCATCATCGGTCTTCTTGGCCAGTAGAACAGTCCCAAACAGACTTTCCGGGACCAGCTTTTCCAGTTTTCTGCCATTCGTTTTAATTCTTGTAAAGCTGTATCCAAAATCATCCCGGATCGTCTCACTATGCATGACAAAAATGATGGTCAGATCGTCCCGCTGCCGGCCGGCTGTCTCAATCAAGTCCCACACAAACTGTGTCAAGTCTATCCATTTGCCAAAACCCGTTTCTTTCATACTTTTCACTTCTTTGTCCACCATACAGGTGTTCAACGTGTCGATGACAATGGTTTTCGTCTCTGGTTTTTTCTGGCTGATATTGACAACTAGGCCAGCGATTTTCTGAATGTCTCTGGTATATGCAAAATTCCTATTGGCTTCATTGTATTGGCTCCGCCAGTCTTTCCAGGCCAGTCCTTTTCCGTCGCAGTCAATATAATAGGTGCTTTTAGGGTCCAGATTCCGCATAGCCGTTGTTTTCCCAGACCCGGATTCACCCATTACACAAATTAAGCGGCTCATATTCCTACCTCCGGCGGAAGATTCGCCACTGGTACCCCGTCAAATCCCATAATTAAAAAGCCAGATCGCCCATCCTTCAGCCTGACACGAACTGTCCCGTTTATAGCTTGAATCTCTTCCAGTGGACCTATGTTTTCAGTTGCCCATGTAAGCAGTTTTGTTGTAGTTTCCATATAACCAACTCCATATCCCTCAATTCAGCCAGTCTTGATAAGTCGTGGCTCCGTAACCCGTGGCATATTCTGAAAATTCCCGAATGATGCCAGGATAGCCGTCCAGAAGCCACTTGATAATCTCAAGTGCATATTCTGTTGCGTATTCCTTTAGTTCTGCCATTGTGTCCTTGTTCTCGCATTCAATCCAGGATGGATAACCTGTCCGCTGAATCGCCGCAACGTCTGGATGCTCAATGTCACACATCACAGCGCCCACCCCACCAGCAGGGAGCACATAAAGATCATGCTAGACACCACCAGGCACCGCCTCACAATGCGGTTCATGCGCGCCTCACGTTCCCGACGGCACTGATAGCAATATTCTCTAGCGTCGTGGTTTCGCTCCACCAGAGAGCGTCCGTCCTCAATGTACTTCACTTTTTCCGCCTCCTATCCCATATATCCCAAATGATTAGAACCATTGCCACAATGATACAGGCGTATGCGCCCATAAACAGGAAGGTATTCAAGGCTTGTCCTCCTCTCCCTTGCTTCCAAATAACCGCAGCCTCAACCTACCTCAAAGGACTCTAATAGCTCAAAAGATTCAGATATTTTTGTCCTTCCCTTCTATCACCGCAGCCACATCCTCCGGTGTGATACCGTGGTATTCCACACCCCACATTTCACAAAGTTGCCGGTCGTTTAAAAACTTGGGGATATAAAATAGTCCCTCTTCAAAGGTACAGGTCCTTGGTATCCTGACTCGGCGATATGTAGTTGACCGGGCCTTCGGCGCCCGCTTTGCCAAGTCGTCAATCGTTTCCGCCCTGCGCTCCAGGCCGTAGAATACTGCGGCTCTGAACACCCGCTCCATCCGTTGGACCGGGGTTTCTTTCAATTTCGGCATAAAGGCCCCTCCTCTCTATCTCGGAAATCTCAAAACTCTGTTTGTTCTAGCAGGATGGGACGAGCTGGAACAATGGTAGAAATGGCGTGCTTGTAGATGATCTGCTGTTTTCTATCACTGTCCAGGACTACGGTGAAGGCATCGAAGGCAGAAACGGTTCCCTGCATCTGGTAGCCATTCATCAAAAACACGGTGACGGGTTGCCGCTCCCGGCGGAGCTTGGTCAGCAAAATTTCCTGCAAGTTGTTTTTCTCTCTCATAGCAATCGTCCTTTCAAAGATGGATGTAAAAAAGTCGGGATAACTTCCTGACGGTTTCGGCCTCCTCCGCCCGCCGTTCTACAAGCTGTCGGGGCTTATTCCCTGGCAGGCCTCACTCCCGCCCTCACGGGCGGTTTTCTTATGCTCCTTGGTCCTCGGTGATGCGCTGGTCGGGGTGCTTTTTATTGTCCCTCCCGCTAGAATATGGTAGTATGTGGTCGAAAGGGGATGATCCATTTGATGGAGTGGATAACATTCGGTATTGCAGTTGCAGGTTTTTTGATGTCTCTAGCAACATGGATTCTCACATTTTTATCTCAAAGAAAAAATATAGGAATCAGAATTACAGAATGTAAATCGGATGACGAAATTACGCTTTGCTTTGTCCATATTGAAAATAAATCTCGACTTCCGATTGCTATCACACGAATTGTTTTGCTGTCTGGAGAAAATGAAGTAGATTGCGTCCCCTTCCCGACTTGGGTTTTGGATGATACCCGAAGAAGCGGAAAAGAAATCATATCAAGGAAAAGTTATTACTCAATGCAAATGCCAATCGCTATATCTGCCCTTGGAGCTGTGAGCGGATACGTTCTTTTTCAATCAGATCAACGTATGCTTCCAGATGATGCCAAGCTTCTGAACTTGAAAGTCTATACCAATCGGGGCCTGACAAAAATATGGTCAATTCCACTTTGATTGGAGAATTAACACCGCCATACATCTCTCGGATTTGATATGTTATCGCCCTCCCCTCCTTTTCATGTTCCCTGGTCGTCGGACCGGCAAATCAAGTCAGCCCGCTTGTCCTTCTCTCCGATACGTGGTAAAATGTCAAAAAAGGAGGGAGGATCTCATGCTGATAGAAAAATCATTTTCATTTAACTACGACGGTAATACTAAATACCGTGGGCAGATTGATGAACCCGCAATCTGTCCAATATGCAAGCACGCAGTGAAACCACAAGAGCTTTACTGTGGCACATACAAAGATGAGAAAGAAAATTGGTTCCTGAGTGCCCTCTATTTATGCAAGCACTGTTATCAAACGTTTTTAACGCTGCATGAATGTTCTCTGCGTCAAAATTCGGCTGGTGTACCACAATCATTCCAAGCAAAAATTTTGCATACTGAGCCAGTTAGATTTCATGAAGAGCGTTTCGACAACGAAATCTTTCAGATATCCCATCAATTCGTGAAAATCTATAACCAAGCTCTTGCCGCCGAATCTTCTGGCTTGGACGAAATTGCAGGAATTGGATATCGAAAGGCACTCGAATTTCTTATAAAAGACTTTTTGATATATGAAAACCCGGATGATGCTGAAACAATTAAAAAAATGAAGCTTGGAAACTGCATAGCAAATAAAGTAAGTAATGAAAAGCTAAAAATTGTGGCATCCCGCAGTGCTTGGCTTGGAAATGACCAAACACATTACGTACAACGCTTTGAAGACAAGGATATCAACGATATGAAAAACTTTATCAAAGCATCTGTATATTGGATTTCGATGGAATTAATTACAGAGGAGGCCCTTTCCATTAAGAAACAGGGTCAACTTTAGCCAATAACTTGCCATCTAAACTCCAATATTGCAGAACGTTTCGTACTGGGTCGTTTTCAGTGCCACGTCCCTCAATGGCCTCAGTTACAATAACCTGAATCACCTTTGCGCTGTCCGTTCCTCTGGGGCGGACAGTTTCTTTTTGCGGATTTGTCATCACTTTTTTCACCCCCTCTCTCATGCCCCCTGGTCGTCGGACCGTTTGAATAGCGTTTCCTGATCCATGTCAGGGAAGAATTTTTCCAGTTTCGGAACTTTTCTTCCTGTATATTGTATAGAACAAATTTTCTATACAATATATTGATTTTTGTCGTCGGATATGGTACAATTATCCAAGGAGGGCAACTGTTTCTTGCCCTCCATTTTCAAGGAAAGGAGGCTCCGCTATGCCTAAACCGTTATACAAGCCAGGAGAAGACAATAAGCCGCGTGGCGAGTATGTGGAAGTCGGCCCCCGTGGTGGTCAAGTCAATGACCCAAAGAACCCCCGGCGCGACTGCCACATGACAAGCATGCTGGTGATACACCCTCGCGTTATCCGGCGACGTTCTTTCATGTTTAGTATATGTTATTTGTGCGAAATTGTCAATAAGAAGTTCGAGTTAATAATTAATTCGCAAAAATCCCCCACCCCGGCGCTACCAACACCGAGACAGGAGAACAAAATAAAAACGCCCCCAGTGCTACCAACACCGAGGGCGGGCCGTAGATGCTACCAACATCGACGGTAAGCAAAGCACCCCAAACTACTAGATCCAAGGCACCTTTGCGCCCTCATTGTATCATACATAGGTACGCTGGTGCAAGAGAAAGGAGAAAAAACATGGCCACCGCTAAACAGCTTCCCTCCGGCTCCTGGAGATGCCAAGTCTATGCTGGCACCGCACCTGATGGAAAACGTCAGTACCGTTCTTTCACTGCCTATACTAAGAAGGAAGCGGAGTATGCCGCCCTGGAGTGGCAGCTCCACTACCGGGAAATATCTAGGGACTCTTCTAATATGACCTTAGCCGAGGCGATGGAGCGATATCTGGCCTCTAAAGACAGTATATTGTCACCATCGACCGTCAGGGGCTATGACATCATACGCAGGAGGCACCTGCAAGGGCTCATGCAAATCCGCCTAAATCGATTGACACCATCTATGATCCAGGAAGCATTCAATATAGAGAGCAAGCCCTATACTGATAGTCAGGGCCGAGTCCATATGCCCACCCCAAAGTCTGTACATAATATTCATGGGTTCTTTTCTGCTGTTCTACGGGAGTATCACCCAGCTTTGCGTCTAAATATCACCCTTCCGCAAAAGGAATTGAACGAGCAGCAATACTTAGAGCCTGAGCAGGTAGGTAAGCTTTTACGGGCAATCAAAGGATCAGAAATGGAAGTCCCTATACTTTTGGCACTCTGGCTTAGTCTTCGATCTTCTGAAGTCACAGGTCTGACCTGGAAATATGTAGACTTTACACACAATACTATTACGGTTCGTCAAGCCAGAGTAAGGAATAAAGAAAATCAGTGGGTCGAAAAGTCTACCAAAACGACCTGCTCCACACGCACTCTCCATGCGCCTGAGTATATCATGGAACTGCTAAAGGCCAGCAAAGGCAATGATGGCCCAGAGGATCATGTAGTCAAAATCAAAGGAAATTGTTTACTTCAAAGGCTCAAAACAATCCTGCGCAAAAATAATCTTCCTCTTATCCGCTTTCATGATCTGCGGCATACCAATTGCAGTTTAATGAGTGCTCTTGGGGTACCAGAAAGATATATGATGGCCCGCGGTGGCTGGTCAAGTCCGCGGGTTATGCGCTCGGTGTATGACCATACGATGCGTAGTAAACAGAATGAGGTCGACCAAAAAATCGATAGATGTTTTTACCAGCTTATGAAAGAGGAGGACGCCTGATTTTAATCGCCCCCCTATCAATCTGTGTGATATTTCGTGTTGCATGATTGTTCGGCGTGTGATATTTACTTGCCTTTTTTCTCGTTAGAGTGTAAAATATGGAAAAAAGCAAGGGAGGGAGCAATCACCAAATCCCTTGTGCCGCAACGTTTTCAGGAAAAATGAAGAAACCAGGCCTTTTCAGACCTGGTTCTTCTTGGTGCGCGAGGCGGGAGTCGAACCCACCAACAAAAGCACAAAGTAATTGTGGCACAATGGTTTTCGGTTTTTGTGGTATAATTGTGTTGCATCTTGTGTGATATAGCAAAAAAATCGAGAGGCCCGCTAAGACAATGCCGCGGACCTCCCCAGAGGCATGGCGTATCCCGCATAAAGATAGAAAGGATTGAAACGTCATGCCTATAACCATGGACCCTATACAGGAATGTAGCGATTTGCACATTGTTGTAGAGCGAACTCTACGCCGCCTCCGAATCAGCGGAAAGTTGAAAGGTTTTCGCTTCTTGAGGTATGCCCTTACAGTAACCGTAAAAGACCCTTACCGGACTGATCTTATCACGAAAGTTCTTTACCCCGAAATAGCCGCAGAATTTAGTGATAAAGATACCAGGGTCGAGCGGGCAATCCGTACTGCGATTTGCGCCTGCTGGGACAGCTACGGCAGAGATGAACTGAATAAGATGGCGGGCTATACCTTAGAAAAGCGCCCCACAAACTTAGAGTTTATTGACTTGGTAGCAGCATATATTCGTTACATCCTGGACAGGTAACCACTGGCCGGACAGGAGGATTCTCCTGTCCGGTTCTTCTTTATGCCTGCCAATGGTATCCACAGGTCTGACATACCCACATAGATTTATGTATAATTTTAGTTTTGTATTTACGAGGGGCAAAAATCTTAGCTATCAATGCAAGTACAGTAAAACAACACCATTTAACTGGAAGCCACCACCAACCAATACAAATCCACCAGAAAATGCCACGGTGTTTGGTAAGTAACTGCGTTTCCGATACCATTTGAACATTAATACTATTACTTCCACATTTTGGGCAAACCATCCTTCACTCCTCCAAAACACACATAATTCATAATATTTAGTCATCTTTGGCATAATAATAGCATAAAAAGTGTGTTAGTGTCAATCCCGAAATAGTCACTTTTGGGATAGGATTGATAGTATGCGATTGTTAACATGGAATGGAAAGTGCAACTGTTGTGGTGAAAGGGTCCGCCTTGCTCGGGAAAAGGCGGGATTATCACAAGAGAAACTGGCCGCTATAATCCAGCTTAATGGGCATGGTCTTACACAGAAGGCAATCAGCCGAATTGAAACAGGGGAGCGCATCGTTCCCGATTTTGAGATTCCGCTTCTCGCAACTGCGTTGAATGTAGATCCACTATGGTTGTTAGGCATAACAGAATGTAATAGAGAGTAGAGAAAGGCCAGGGATCATTCCCTGGCCTCTTTCTTTTTGTTGTCACTTAACCACCTTGACCATTAACGCCACCTCCTGGCGGGTAGCAAAGCTCTGTGGCCTGGTGCCGTCTGTGATGCCTTTCACTTTTGCCTGTTCTAGTCCAGCCTGTGCCCACTCATTGGCCGGTAGCTCCGCTCGCTCGGCCAGATAGCGGTCCATGTACTCCTTCCACTGCTCGTATGTCACAGTTTCATCCCCTTCTTCTTTGAGATCATATAAGCCAATCAGAGCAGACACCACTCCGCAAGCCGCCTGCTCTGCAAACTCATCTGTCAGGATGATCGGAGTGTCGGTGGTGCTGTCCATAAAGCCGAACTCCACCAGCACGGCGGGCATGGTGGTGTGCCGCAATACATAAAGGCTCGCCCGTGCCATGGGATTGGCCCGGTTGCCCCGCAGACCCGTAGCGGCCACCACAGACTCGTATATAGCCTTCTGGACCACTATGGACTGCTCCTGTGCTGCGGGAGCCACATAGACCACACAGCCCCCGCCAGAGCCGCCGTGGATGCCCGCATTGTGATGGAAGGACAGATACAGGTCCGCATCCGCTTGGTTGGCCAGCGCCACCCTTTTGGATAGGGAGATCTCCTTCTCTCCGGTCACGTCATCCACCCGCATAGTGGAGCAGTTGTAACCTTGCAATCGCTCCTGTACCTTGTCAGCGATCCTGCTGTTCAGGACCCACTCCCGGGTCTCCCCGGGGTCGATGCTTTTCAAGCACCGTTTCCCCGGGGTATCTATGTAGTGACCCGCATCAATAGCAAAGAGTGAGTTACTCATGCTCCTGCTCTACCTGCTCGGCGGCCTCTTTGTCGGCCTGGATGCCAGCCTCAACGGCTGCGGCAAAGGCTTCCCTGTCAGGGTAAGCGGCGGCCAGCTCCTGACCATGGCGGCCAGTAAACTCACGCATGGCCCTGGACTCCTCATGGGTAATCTCAGGGTGCTTCTCCAGGAGCATAGCCATACCCACAGTCGCCAGGTCGGGGGCGTCGTTCTTCTCAGTGATTTCGTACAGTTCATAGAGCATTTCGGTGTTCATAGTTCAATCTCCTTTGTAGTCAAAAATATGTTGTTATTCCTTCATCTGCCTGATGGCCTGGTTGACGCCAGTTGCCGCCAGACCGCTTACAATGCCCACGGCAACGGCGGTCAGGGGGTCCGTCGCCGGGAAGTCCTGGAGGCCGGTATACAGGGCCGCCACGCCCAGAACGCCGCCGCACAGGCCCATGATAGCCGGGATGTACTTGTTATCCAGGCCAGACGATTTGACGATCAGTCCCACCAGATAACAGATGACGGTAATGGCCGCCACGGATGCGATTCCAAAGTCCATATTTTCACCCCCTCTCAAAGACCTATCTTGTCTAACAGAAAGGCCATAACCGCTGTAATAACCGCCGCAATTACGGCCCAATTTATTTTGCCTTTCAGATCTTTCCAGGTTCGTCCAGGCTCTGCCTGAATGTCTGACAATCCCTTGGACAGTGTGCTCACTTTACCCGTCAGGTCCTCCAGCTTTTCGAGTATCGTTGTATACTGCTGACCCTGCTCTGCACGGGCGATCTCAAGCTCCCGGATTCTGTTGAAAAACTCCTTGTGCGTCTGCCGGGACTGTTCTTTCCATTCGCTCATCTGCTTTTCCAGCATATTAGCTTTTTGGATGCCAAGGCAATCCCGCTGTGGGTCTAAGATACATTTTTCATCTGCCATTCAAGAATCTCCTTCCAGTTAAGGCCACCGTCGCCATGTCCATCAGGCCAGTATCTACATTTATTCTCTTTATTTTTTATCTGTATTAAAAATAATACGGCCACCACCTTTCGGGCGGTTAGAGTTGTTTTATGGTAACATCCGAAGCTGGCATAACAAACAAATAAACTGATTGTGGAAGCCTGGCAGATACACCCGATGGGATGGGGTAACTTCCTTCGTTGTATGGTAGGCCGATGGAGATGTCAGGAAATTTGAGTGCATCGATTCTTATTTCGGATGCTGTGTTTCCGGTTCCAAACACGGGGTGACCTGACATCGCACTTGTCGGAAACTTGATTTGTGTATTGTTTGTAATCTTGTACTCCTTTTCCTCGGCTCCCCCACCTTGTATCACCGGATTCATTATCATACTGTAATCACCCCGTCTCCAGATACATATACCAAATTGGTCGTATGGCCACTCCGAGTGTATACCTCCGAATTTGCAACCACTTCTAACGCTCCGCTTAATGCGTCTTGTCTTACATCTCCTATCATTAGTGGAAGGATAAAAGAGTTTTTAGCTACTGATATAGTAAATTCTGTAGAGTTAAGTGGGGCATAGCCTTTTGTTCCGTCCGAAGTAACATAATGTATACCATAATCAGGGCTTGATATTGTATCACGGCTTTTTATAGTAACTGTAGCAGTTTCTCCGTCGCACTGTACCACTGGATTCAGTATCATGCCATTACCTCCAACTAGTTGTAAATTGTAAATTCCACTGCCGCAAATGAATTGTAATCCAAAATTTTTAATACAGGAGGCTCAACATTAGGGGATAGAACCTCACAGCCGTTATGCTGACCTATCGACGTATAGGTATCTTCATAGCCGTTTAATGTGTACTCAAAGCCAATTAAATCACCGATATTCACAGTAACTTCAATAGTGCCCGACGTCCCATCTTCACCAGAGAAGGAAATGTTTGAGAGTTTGTTGTTTATGAGGAGAGCAATCTCGTAGGGATCTCCTCCAGAGGCAATAGAGATTGTATAGGAAATCTGTAATGTACAAGACGGCTTCGCAGGACAACTAAAAATCATGCCTGCGCTACCTCCTGCACCGCCACATAAACGGTAATGGTCTCAGTAGGCACCGTCTGACACTTAAAAGTCAGAGCGTTTGCCTCCTGCTTGACACAGGCAATGCCGGCCGACGCATAAGCGTCCTGGCTCGCCATAGCGGGTATAGGAGAGATGAGTTGTCTATCTTCGTCGGCCAATACACCGGGCACCGTGATTTTCTGCGTTTTACCAGAAGCGTCCCATCCTGCTACGGAGAGGGTGTACTTGTTGCCTTTTGGCTTTGGGGAGGCATTTGCTAAAACAGACTTAAATTCGTCCTCAGTCCCTTTATAGCCGCCCTCAACGGCCTGCTGATAAGCGGATTTACCATCAGCACCAGGACGGCCTATACCGGCGACTTTCTTGCCGTTCACTTTAATTGACATTGTATATCACCTCGGTTTTAATCGCTGGCATTAATTGTTCCATCCCCCATTGAATCGTCTACCTGGAAGCAGTACAAAAAGTCATACGATGAAATACCTACATAGTTATAATTGGTTACGCATCCTTCCCCAGTCAAACCAATGCTACTACCAGAGGCGTAGATCCCAATGGAGGATGGCCCGTATACGGTGACCATCCTAGAATCATAACTCGGAATTTCTATAACTTGTCCATTCACCATAGCATAGACTGTGCCATTGCTTGTGCTTTTCAGGTTGATGTTGTGTGCTTTTAGCTCTCCACCCAATTCAATTTGTCCTATCTTCTCCGCCATAGTAGCAAAGCTGTCCGTCGCTGCGGTTTCAACGCCTTTGTCAGTGACCGCAGCGGCGATTAGGGACTTGCCCTCACTGACAGATGTAAAAAGCTCGTCTACCGCCGCCTGGACTGTGGTGGCGGCCATACCACTGGTGGTGTTATTGTAATCTACCAGAGATGCCGGAAACGCCTCATCCGCCTCCTCATCGAACTCGATGGTATATGGGCCCGTACCAATAGATTCGAACATCTGCATAGTCCCACTACCTGGCACAGTTACAGCAGTGGCTTTATCCTGCTTCTCATTCGCCAGGGCAGCGGCCGCAGCGGGGAGGGAATCACTACCAGCCCCAACTGTTACGCCGGTATCACTAATAGTTTTCAGTGTGTCATTCACATTCTTCTTGATGCGGTCAATCTCGCTCTGTACGCTCATGTTGCGCCTCCTCAGATGGCCGCAAGGGCTTCCTCAATGTCACTGGTCAAGCTCACGCTACCCCCGGAGGTGTACCCGGCAGGCACAGAATAGGAGGTCGTGGTCAGGCCATCGATGGTGCCGGAAACAGCGCCGTTATTCGCCATGGAGCCGGATACCAATGTGCCTTTCGCATCTACGATCTTCTTACCAGTCAGCACATCAGCCGCAGCAGCCGTTACTCCGCTTACGTCCTGATATGCGGCTGGAATGGCTCCAACGGTAACCTTAGACAGCACCTTTCCAGTAGTTGGCGCAACCGTCTGTACAGACTTACTGGGGGTTGCGGTCTTTTCTTCCAGCGTGATAGATACTGTTCCAGCTCCGTCATGGTGTCCGGCCGGAATCGTATAGGATGGAGCCGCAACGGTCAGCGTTTGGGTAACCGCCCCATTATCTGGCATCGTACCTGTGACCTTGCTGCCGCCAACATAGGCAGTTTCCCCATTCAGGATTTGTCCAGCCTCTGCGGTGGCATCTGTTGTGTCTACAAACTCCTCTGGGATAGCTCCCACGGTGACGGAGGAAAGCACCTTGCCCTCTGTTGCCTCTACAGTCTGCTCGGACTTTGTAGGCGTGACAGTTTTCGTCTCTGGGACAATCTGCACCTTACCAGTACCAGCATGGTACCCCTTGGGGATGGTGTATGAAGGTTCCTCCGCTGTAAGGGTTTTATTTGCGGCCCCATTGTTTGGCATGGTGCCGGTAGAAACCTTACCCGTCTTATCTACAAATACCTTTCCAGTCAGCACGTCAGCCACAGTGGTGGTCACAGCAGACACATCCTGGTAACTATCGGGAATCGGAGCTACCGTCACATCAGACAGTCCGTAATAACCGGGGTCTGGAGTCACGTTCTGCTGAACCTTGGTAGGCGTAACGCTCTTACTCTGGAGGTTATAGTTTCCGCCCCCAGCCACACCGGACACTGTGCCACTTCCGTTGTGGTATCCCTTGGGGATGGTGTATGTATCGCCCTCCTGGACCTGCGCCGATACAGCGCCCCGGTTTTCAATACCCTCGATCTCTGTCGCCAGCTTGTCCAATGTGTCAACGCTCGTGCCAATACCAAGCTCTACCGCTTTCGCACGGATCGTATTTCGTGCGGTTTGGATGCGGCTGATTTCAGTTGCTACGCTCATTTTTTACCACCTTTCAAATCGTCCCTAAAAGGATCTCGATATTTCCAACAGTATCCTGCACCGCCGCCGCAGTAATGGGAAGGGTGTTATCCCCCTCGAAGTCGCTCACCGCATTTACGGAGAGTGTATTCGTTTCTCTGTCCAGCAGTAAGCCGTGGCCGATCCTATAGCCACCACCGCCGCCCTCTGGTAATGGTATATCTGATTCCTCATATTCCCCGGAATCCGGGTTAAAAATGAGCCATGTCCCGTTTGTGCCGGGTTTTGGCGGATTATTGTTAATGTCTGTCAGACGGTCCTCCATCTGCTCAAACTCGGAGGGCATGGGCGGTGGGAATGCGTCTACCGCATTGATGCTATTAAACACCGTGGCATAAAACAGGTTGCTGTGCCGCACCTGGTCGCCCAGAGTGCCCCGAACCTGCATGGCGTATGTACCGTCATCCGCCAGCATGGAGGCGGTAAGCAGAGCGCTGTACACTTCCCCATCACGGGAAAGCTGGATGATGTTCTTCTGCCCATCCTTCTCCACATCAACCTTTAAGTCCCACCCTTCCGGCAGGTCAGTGGATATTTCCAGAGAAGTGACCTCATTATCGCCCTCAAATCCAAGGGAAAAACCGGGTGGCGTACAGATATTCCAATCGGTCATGTAAATCATACGCCAACCTCCTGTGTCATAGCGGCCACCTTATCCAGAAGTGCGTCTATCTCTTCCCCACTGTATTTGCTGGTGTAGTAGCTCGTGGGTGTTTCCTCTGCAAGCGCCTGTAACTCCATGGTAGAAATCCTCTGTTCCAGGGCGGATAGCCTCTCTTCTATTGTCATGGTATCTCACCTCACACGACGAATCTTCGGTCCAACTTGTCCAGAATAAAGCGGCCAGTGCGGTCCATTACGGGGCCAGATGCGGTTAATTTAGGGGCGGAATAATAAAGAATTACACAGCCTTTATATCCGTTTCCGCCATTTGAGCCCATACCTCCAGAGCCTCCAGCACCTTCCCAAGTATATCTATCTTCTGCGCCGGTACAGTTGCCACCACCGCCACCGCCGCCACCACCATGGCCTCCAGAACCTCCGAAGCCATAGATGGTTGCATTTTCCCCGTTTACAGGTGTTCCACCATCTCCGCCATCACCACCAGTTGCGTATGGTTGTGTGCTAACTCTTCCTATCGTTCCATCTTTTCCGTTTTCTCCAGCAGAGGCACCGCCACCGCCGCCACCAGATGCAACATATCCCTCATAGGTTTCTCCTCTTACCGTATCGCCAGGTGTATAGGTTACTCCCTTATATATTACATTCTCTGCTGTGGAATTGGCTCCGTCTCCATTTCCTCCGGGGATACCCGCCTCTCCTGGCTTTGCGTATGTAATGCCGCTGGTCTGTTCGTAAAATCCATTTTCGCTACGGCTTCCATTTAGTGACGACAACTCGCCAAATGTTGTATCGCCACCATCCGAGCCATTCGTCGGTGCTTCTCCCCCGTTCCCGCCAGTTCCTCCATTCCCTATATGGACTTGAAATGCATTCCCTGGAGAAACTGTAATATTATTTTGATATATCTTTCCTCCCGCTCCCGCTTCTCCTTTTACTCCCCCGGAGCCACCTTTGCCTCTTCCCTTCGTTCCAAATATTCCTCGCCCGCCATCTTCTCCTGGCGCTCCTCCACTGCCGCCGCTTCCGCCGCCAATTAAAACTACACGAAGCGAGGTCACGCCATCAGGAACGGTCCATGTAGTGTCCTCATCTATGAGTTCCATTGTATCGTAGTATTCGGCGCTTGCTTTCGGCGGCACAAATCCAACCAGCAGCGTTTCGTCCGCTTTCAACGTGTTGGACAGGTTGATGTCAGCGGATTCCAGACAGGCGGTGACTCCCGTTTTGTCATAAGGATGCCATGTCGCAACACGGTTACCCGGCACCTCTCCTTGGTATACAATAGGAGCCTGTATTGTTTCGGTCCATTGGAAATAATTAGCCAGCCGCTCCGCTACCGCCGTTGAATTTACCAGACTAACCAGTGTTGCGTCCTTCACCGTTTTAATGTTAGGCTCTGCCGCCTCAGATACGTCCCTTACCACCTCTCTGGTATTATGGATATACGCCCTCCCTTTCAGCGTGCCAGAGCCGCCAGAAACCTTTGCGTAGTTGGCCCCGCTCTCCAAGATAGAGAAGCCATCAGCAACTAACTCATACATCGGGCTATTAAATGTGATAATATCCCCTTGCTGGGCAGTTCCTTCAAACAGCTTGGTTTCCTCTCCGCCCTCCACATATTGGTGCTCTGTGACGACCACCTGGGTTATTTTTGCTGTTTCCGGGGCTTTCGCTCCCACCAGCATATAATCCTCATTGATATTTCCAGAGATGCCATCCCACAGGCTTTCAATGCGTAAAACGCCATCCAAATCCGTTTTGATCCATGCTCCAATCGCTATCAGGACTTGGACCAGGTTGTCCCGCTGTGTAGCAACAGGCAGCCAACCATATAGCTTAACGTCTGCATATTTGTTTTGGATTGAAAAAGGGACTGTGCCACAGATGCTGGCAATAACTTCCTGCGCTGTTTGCCCGGTGTATATTCCTCCATAATGTTGTCCCTCAGTTAAAATACCAATGGCTGATGTAGCGTAAAGACTATATCTATTAGGCCCCACTCGCTCTACTTCTTGAAGGTAAAATATCCCTCGCTGGGCGCCATTGTAGATCCATTTTAAGGGTGTATTTCGAGCGAATCCAATAAACACTCCATCCGGGTCACGGGCCTCAGCGGATAGTGTATTGACCTCCAGAGAGGATGAGCGGAGAGACATAGCGATATGTACATTTCCCGAAAAGATATCCTTTTGGTAAAATGTCTTTCCGTTATAAACAAGCTGATTCATGTCGGCACCTTCTTTGGCTCCCTGGCGTAAAATGTGACGGTCAAACCGCCCCAGCAGGTCCCATCATCCATGTATTCCACTGTATCCTCAACGACCTCTATATAGGCCTCATAAGATAGTGTGGTTTGCCCGTAGGGTGCCACAACAGTGTGACTATCCACCGGGGATGTCAGTACCTCATAAAGAGAGTCATAGTCATCACGGCTCATCCCATCAGCAGAAAGTTGGAATGTGTAGTCAAAAAAAGTCCCTTGGAGGTCCCTCCAGTGATAACCGGAAAGAGCGTTGTCTGCGTTTGGCCCATCTGAGAGTCTGGCTTTACGGGCAATAGATTCTACGCCTATGTTGTATCCAACCCCGTCTATGGTGAAAATATTATCCATAGCCACCTCACTCCACCAAGTCTGTACCGCTTCTACGGTCCTCGTCCCTTAGATAAGGCCGCAAAAACATTGACGCCTCTCTCGGATAGAAGCCAATGTCCAGTTTGACTCGTTGTGAACTGTTCCCATAAACCTCACCGCTCTTGTTTGTATCAGCAGTTTCTCGGACGGTCGTAGCCGCCACCGAACCTGGGACCATTCCGTCGTTAACCAAGGTAACACGCCGCTCAATATTAGGCATAGCGCGCTCTAACTCGCTAAGTACATCTAGTCTGGATACAGCAGATTTGACAGAGGCTGCGTTTCCCTCCAGCCCGTTCGCTATCCCTTGGTCAATATTCTTGCCCAGGCGCTCCCCTCGCTTAGACGGAGAATGTACCTCCGCTTCTTTCTCAGCGGTTCCAAAAATCGCATCTATGACAGAACCTATGGCGTCTACCACATTCCCGACCATGGACAAGAATCCATCTATCAGGCCCTGGATGATATTGGCTCCAATGTCAAACAGCATTTGTGGCAACTGGGCAAACCCATCCAAAATAGCTTTAACTACATCAGGAAGCGCAAGCACAATGCTTGGAATCGCACTTATGATGCCGTAAACTAGAGCAGTAAGAATTTCGACGCCGGTTCCAATTATTTCAGGAAGGTTCTCTACGATAAAATCAATAATGGATGTAAGTATCTGGGGGAGATTTTCCATCAAAATTGGAATTGCAGAAACAATCCCATCTATCAGGCTTATAAGAATGTCGGCCCCTGTATCCAGAATGGAGGGCAAATTTTCGGTAAAATATTCTGAAATTGACGATATTATTTCTGGCAGCTTCTCTACAAGGGACGGAATGCCATTTTTGATTCCATCCGCTATGTATTTGAGAAGTTCAATCCCGGCATCCAACAAGGAGGGAGCCAGTTCTACAAGAGCAACGAATATTTCTTCGACCACCTGTGCCAGTCCGTCCAGCAGGGTCGGCAGATTATCGATGATCCCCTGCAAAATAGCTTGGAGAACATCCACGCCAAAGGAAAGAAAATCCGGGAGCTTCTCCACCAGCGCCGTGACCATATCGCCGATGGCCGCAGAAAGCGCCTCATCCGCTCCATCTACACCATTGACCAGGTCATTGAACGCCGTAACGACACTTGCGATTGAAGGGAGAAATTCAGATAGGAGATTATTTTTTACTTTTGATACGGTTTCTCCCAGTTGAGATAACGTATCATCGAGAAGGATCTGATTTTCTCTCGCCTGAATCAGCGCTTCGTTGTTTCGATAAAATGCCTCGCTCGCTTGGTCGTAGGTCCTGGACAGGGCGTCCATAATAAGCTGGTTGCGTTCACTCTCAGAGGTACATTCGGCCAACTTTTCGTTAAACTCATCCTCGGAGATTCCAGCCCAGTTGAGCGCGTCAGCCAGAACGCCGGTTACCTGACCGACCTTCGCCGTCTCGTTTGCGCTTTCAATCAGCCCTTCGATTGGAAGGGAGTCGCCAAAGGTACCGAATACACCAGCGGCGATATCGGTCCATGTGGATACGTCCTCCTCATTCTCCGCCAGTTTTGCCAAGAGCTGGGATGCCTCGGTAGCCGTATCGGTATCGCCAAGTATTTTGTAAAAGTCGCCGTAAGCTTTGGAGGCTGTTTCAGGTCCATATCCCGCCGCCTCAAAGGCGGTATTCAATTTACCTTGGGCGACTCGGTATTCTTCGGTAGCAGATTCCAGGGCTAGGAGTCCGGTCACCGCTCCAGTTGCGGCGGTTGCTACTCCTCCAATGGCCGCTACAGTTCCTTTCAGCGCCGTCTTGGCAATGCCACCCAACTTGGATAAGCCAGACTTAAAACCGCTTTCGTCGATATCTGTTCCGATTTTTACAGTGCCATCGTTCGCCAATCATGCCACCTCCTGTGGCTATGGCACTACGGCACTTTCAGCTCAAATATTTTTTTGCAGATCTTGCACTTTAACCATAAGTCATTTGCTCGTGCTTTCGGACCCAGCATCACCCGACTGTCCACTACTCCGCAGTACGGACAAACTGGCTTGCGCTTCTTCGTATCTTCGTTTGACATAATCTTTCATGTCCTGTTCTGTCTTATAGCCTGTGTTTCCAGTCCCAAGAGAGTAGCGTGATTTCATTTCCCGGTAGAACTGTTTTTGCTGCTTTGGGACATCCTTCAAATCTACTGTCCGGTAGGTCATGATCCGGCAGATCTCACAGTCTTGGGGAAGGGATTTGAACAGCGCTTTGAACCGCCACCAATGCAATTTTGCTGTGCTTAAATCTATCCCATAGCACTCCCAAAAAGCGGAGAAAATAAACTCGCTGTCCTGCTCAAAGTCAAATGCCTGTGGATGTTTCTTTCCTGGAGCCGATTTCTCTTGCGAGGCTGCAGAATAGAACTCCAGCATGGCCTCCAGTGTATTATTGGAGGGCGGAAGGCCCAGAGAAGTCATGAACTCACAGAGCCGTTCCGCTTTCCTTCCGTCCTCTTCTTTTGCCAATAAAATCCCTTGAAATTCGATCCAGCGGCGGAAATCCGTATCTATGGGGTATCGTACCTCATCAACTTCAATCCCCTTCGGCGGCTCCCAATATAGGCTCATTTTTTCAGATTCTGTAAGGCGAGCAGCTTCTGTACCTCCGGTCGGTTCAGCGCTTCCCTGGCTTCCGCCAGCTTCGCTTCCATTCTTGCTTTCCGTGCGGGTGCGTCATAAGCCGCAATGATGTCCTCACACGCCTTCATCAATTCGTTTGTATCTACCTCTTCCACGCCGGGCAAAGAGCCGGGAGCAAGATCCACAACGAACATATGGAACCGCTGGACTGCCTCCCGGCGGGTGATATCCCCACTACGGTACTCCTGATCGATTTTTGCCACAGATTCGATCTTATCATCCACGGACAATGTTCTAGCGGGCAACTCATAGGTCTTTCCTTGGATGGTAACTTTGTAATTCATGTTGTTCTCTCCTTAGACAGCAGAATATGTATACTCTGTGGGGGCAGTTCCAACGCTCCGAAGGTCTACGGAAATAGCGGAGTTTTCGCCAGCATTTCCGCCGCCATCGGAATTAACGATGATGGAAACGGTGCCCTTCTCTCCCTTACCAGTCAGCAGAGAGAAATAAACATAGGGTACAACGACCTTCTGGCCTACTCCATGAGCGATATCCAGGCCAAAGCAGTAGTCCTGGAAAGCGTCGCCAATGTAGCGGTCGCCGGTGATGGCAAAGGTGCGCTGTGTGCCAGTCTTGGAGGTGGACAGTCCCGTTCGGATATACTGCTTGTCCTGGGTAACGGGGTTCATCTGTGGGTCCAAGCCAGCAATGCCCATCTGCACAACGGTATAGTCCTTCTCCGTGGTGGCCTCCTCTCCAATTCCGACTGCCAACACCCAATCATCGTTGGTAGCAAAGCCAGCAAATTCATCATTCGGAGTATATCCGGCCATTAATTCAGATACTTTCATGCTTTCACTCCTTCTGTATAATACCTAACCCTGACCTGGAACATATAGCGGGCGACGGTGCCCGCCTCATTCACCCCGGCCAGATTCGGCATATTTTGTAGATTTTCAATACTTAGCACCTTACATCCCTGGAATTTAGGGAAGTTTCGTGATCTGTTCTGCTCATCGATCCAGTCCATAAAGTCCTGAACGCTCTGCGCCTGCTCTGCGTTGATATCGCTTGTGCCTTGGTCCTGGGGCAGCATCTGCACAACGGCGAACTCATAGACCTTGATCCCCACGTCCCGAATGAACCGCTTCTCCCACACGTCGCTGTACACCGTTTCAACGCTGACACGCCCCGCCTTATCTGTGGCGCTGTTGAAATAGAGGAAGGACTTCACGGCGGGGCACTTCTCCAGAAATTCGAGAATTTCTTTATTTTTGTTCGCCATAAAATCACTTCCTCTTGATATAGGTTTCAATATCCTCCGCTAGTCTGTCGCCCTTTGCAGTCATGGCGGCCCGCTCCCAGTGGGAGGTAGCGAGCGGATGCTTGTCTATAGAGTATTTTAGATTTCTTTCTGTAGCGTGTTTACTGGTATTCCGCTTTGCGTATGTGCTCCCCCGGTCATCCACAAACACCTTGCCCTCCCATTGAAAATGTGCATAGGGTGATTTGTAGTGGACATAGTCAGGTGTGATATCCACAGTTTGGTCCAGAGCCCCGCTGTCCATAGGGACATAAGGAGAACAATAGGCATGCAGTCGAGTATGGGCATATTTCCTGACATCATCTGAAAATATCCGTTTGAACGTTTTCTTCGGGTTGAAAATCTCAACACTGATATTCATACGCCCTCCAGGTGGATGTGTCCCAATGGAAGCCTTGTGTTGTCCCGGACGGAACGGACGGTCATGAACTCGTATCGTCCCGCCACCGCCCGCACATTGTCCGGGGTCACATTCTCCGCTACCTTCCCATGTACCACGATGTCGCCAACAGAGGCTGTAAAGCCGGTCATGTCGCCTTTCCACTCCTGGTATGGGTGGTAATCCGGCGATTCCGGGATACGGACCGTAACCGTCTGACCCAGCGATACATCAGCGCCCGACACGCTCCTCACGGTGGTTCGGACAAACACGCAACCGGTCAGAACGGTCTTTTTCCATGCGTCCAGGCCGTCCGGGCTGTCCTCTGCTGCTCTCCGGTTCAGAAGCGTGATCGTCTCACGAAACAGCGGCGTCATATCCCAACCTCCAGGCTGACCAACTCGACGGGAAGTATCTCCACGATTTGGTCATATACGGAGCTCATCATTTGCTCCTCTGTTTTAGCAGAGGCATAGTTGACAGTCAGGCCGTCGTTGCTGGTACTCGCTACATTAACAAAGCCGCTCTTGATTCTTTCCATAGCGTCGATAATGAGCACCATACACAGGCGGATATCATCGTCTGGCCCTGTGATCCGTCCCCGCGTCCAGTAATCCAGCTTTTTTCTCGCCAGTTGCTCCAAGCGGGGGAAGGCCGACGAGTTGGCCGTCCCGCCAAGGGCTTTATACTGTTCGTATGTGATATAGCCACACATCAAGCCTTCCCCCTCCTTCTTTTAGGTCTTGGCCGTCACAGTAGCGTTACCGGCATTCTGGGCCTTATAGGTGCTGTCAGCTTCCACAACGGTGATTTTATGGCCGGTGGTGGCGGTAATGTCAGACACGCCGTCCCAAGTAGTCCAGTTCCGCACACTCTGACCGTAAGTAACTACCGGAGCCGTAGAGGGATCAGTTTTGTACTTATACACGTTGGTGGGGGACTCCTTTATGGGAGTAACTGTCAGTTTGGTATCGCCGGATGCGGTTCCCGCCGCACTCTGCACCGTCAGCGTCCCCAGGGTGGGAGTGCTGTCCACATCAATAATCGCAATCCCGTCCAAATACTCCGCAAACAGGGTCATGCCCATGATGGCAAAGCTTTCGGACACGGCAGTGTGGTAGTTGCCCTCCACATGGAAGCCGATTAGATTCGTCTCACCGTCCGTGGTATAGACCAGACCAGCCCGTGCAAAGTCACTGGTGGACGGGTCCACATAATACAGAACAATATTTTCCACGGGGGTGGCAATCACTCGTCCGCGGGGGATCTCCTCGTCAGACAGCAGGAACACAGTGGAGAAGCCCATGAAGTTCTGCACATACTGGAAACCGAAAGCTGTCTGGACGGTGATATTGGCGTCGCCCAGATAGTCGTAGAGGTCCAAAACATTGGCAAATCCCACTACATTGGTGACGGTCCGGTGGATCTGCTTGAACTTATTGATGACCAGGCCCTTGGACATGGCGAGGGCTCTTTGCCAGGTGGTTTCAGAGCTGGCAAGTTTGCCGGTGTTCAAGTAGGCGTAGAAGCGGCGGGTCACGTTGTCCTGCAATTCATACAAGAATGCGTCGTCCGTCATGCCAACGGCCACATCATAGCCATAGGTCTTAATGGCCTCGATAGAAACAGCCTTGGCATACTTCTCCACAGTCATCTCTTCGTAGGGGGTCTCAATGACTGTGGCCTTAGAGTAAGGAATTTCCTCGCCCTCTCCCACGGTTCCGCTCTGAAGGGTAACAGAAGCAGTCTTACTCTTTAGAATGGCGCCGGGCTCTTTGCGGATAGGGCGCATGATGCCCAGGATCTCCCGCAGGTGCTCCCAGTTGCGGGCAAAGCGGGTCACAAAGTCAATGACACGCGCGGTAGACTGGATGTCGGACGATTTGGTCAAATTATCTTTTGCTGCCATAATCTTTATCAATCCTTTCTAAACAGGTCTAAATGTTCGGCAATAGCGGCCTGACGCTCTGAGGCATCTTTAATACTCATGATTTGGTCCTTAGTCATATTGCCGCTGGTGTCGGTTTTGGTAACTCCGGCGATCTTCAACGGTTCATGCTGTGGGTTCTTGAAAATGCCGTCTACGTCTTTGGTCATGTCGGAAAACAGGTCAGCGGGCTTTTTGCCTTTGTTTGCTGGGTCTTGGATGGCCTTTTTCAACTCCCCCAAAAAATGGGTGCGTGTATACTCGTTGACAAACTCCCGACCCTCGAGGGCGCTCTCTGCGGTCTGTGTGAGGATGGCGTCCACCTGCGCTTCCTTCTCCGCCTTGGCTCGATCCGCTTCGGCCTGCTTGTACTTGTCAAGCTCCGCCTGGATAGCGGCGGCGTCGCCCTTGGCCTTTTCCAAGTTGGCGATGGTCTCGTCCTTTTCGGCAAGTTGTCTTCGGAGATTTTCCAATTCGGTCTTTTGGTCCTCCGTCTTTCCCTTCACTTTTCCAATGTCACGGCTGTTTAAGTCCAAAATGCTGTTTACTTGCTCGTCCGAAATGTCCTTCAAAATTGCTTTGATCTCTTCTCTGGTCATAATCTTCTCCTCTACCACTTCGCTTTTTTCTCGTGGGTCGCATCCACTGTGGCCCCGTAGTTTCTCGACTTCGGGTCGGTCAAATGTTGTATAAAACCGCAAATGCGGGTTTTACCAAAAGAAAAAACGTGGGCAACCAACTACAATCTGTAGTCAGTTACCCACGCTCGGGTCTTCCGCCTCAACGCTTAGAGGCGGGAGCAATATTTAGTTGATATGTTCTCTCAAAATATCCAGGATATACGCCTGCACGCTTTTCCCTGCATCAGCCGCAGCTTTCCTTATTTTTGCGCCCTCCTCCGTCGTTGGGCGTATCATAATATTGTCGCGGCTTTTTCTTACATTTCTTCTTGCTGAGATGGGAGCAGACCTTTTTTCTATGTGCTCTAAAAAAATAGCTATCGCCTCATCCCGTCTTCGTGATGGGGCATGATTACGCCAGGCACGCAAACCAGAAAAATCATCTTTTCTGTAATTTGGGACATCTTTTGTATTATAAGTTTCCTTGCACCCACCAGCCAATAGCAAAAATCTTCTTTCTGCATCCCACAAATCGTATTGTGTCCCGCCATCGGGTAACTCCCATAAAACCGATGCTTTGAAAGTCATACCATCTTGAACCGCAAGTTGCATTTTATAAGAGGAAAGGGTTTTCTGAATGTATCCGTTTTTCGCATCAATAAGACTTCTATCGTGTTGAACGATCCTTTGGCTAACATTCAAAGATGAGCCAATATATTGTTTCCCGTTTTGGTCTGCCAAAGAATAGACGCCAGGCCCGTTGTATTCCGGGATTTCAATAATTATTAGCCCATTCCTCATATCACTGTCCCACCTGGAAAGGCAAACTCTGCTTTCCAAAGGCCGCCAAGCGCCTCCGCTATCTTTTCCATATCTTCCATCGTCAATGTATTGCGCTTAATTTTCTGGTTTAGGTTTGATGGGGTCGTTCCAATTCTACGGGCAAGTTCAGCTTGACTGATACCCGCATAGGCCAAAGCCATTTTAATTTTCTGTTCTATAGTCATGCACTTCACCCCTCAACTACAGTATACAGAATTTACTCTATATTGTCAAGTTTAAAATAAAAATTATTTAGAAAAAGATTAATTTATCTATTGACAATATTAAGCGTTTGCTGTATAATATACTCGTAAGGCAGAGATACAAAATCTCTTACAGAAAGGAGTGAGGTGAATGAACGAAATGCAGGTCACGGAGGCTCTGTTGCGAGCCATCCTAGAACTCATTGAGAAGTGCGACACGCTGGAAGAAGTCCGGGAAAGCGTCAAGCGCATCATGAATGAGTAAAAAGTGGGGCGGCTGAGTTAACCCAATGCCCACCGCCCCACACCACCAAAGGTGAGCCGGGAGCCTTACCCCGGCCACCTTGATTATATCAGTGTAAGGCAGATAAATCAAGGCCGCAGGCCGGGAGGGAAAGAAAATGTTGAATCAGGAAATGAGAACCGTAACCATGAGCCGCTCCGATATGCTCCGCGTACAGCAGGCGCTCACTCACCTGGTAATCGAATATCAGCGAGAGGCCAACGACCCAGACACCACCGACGACTGTCGAGAGATCGTAAAACGCTCCCTGGCTATGTGGGAGAACATCCGAAACGACTTTAAGTGGCAGATGAACGAGCAGGACCCAGAAGAGTTCCGGCAGTAACTACACCGCCCGCCCCGGAGGTCACGAGGGCACCCAATCCGGCCCCTAACTGGGGCGGGTTTCTTTTATCTCTTCCCGCTTGATATGTATAATTTTAACACCATTTTTCACGGGAATCAACTCCACACGGTCACCCTTAGCAAGAATAGCCTTGATCTTCGCTTTTATAGTTTCGTCAATCATATTTTCTGCACCGTCGGTCCTGTTATAGATCTTGTCCTTTCCGGCCTTGGGGTAAGCCCAGCCTGTTCGCAAAATCGCTTGTATTCTGCGCTCAGTGCCGCTGATTTCTTCCGGGCCTGTGTAGCTCCCAGCTTGTCACCTGCGGCTATCATGGCATCCCTCTCGTCCTTTGCATAGCGGATTGCAGTCTCCATCTGCCTTTGTCTCTGGCTGGCTTCGTAGCGGCTCATCTTCTGCCCCTTGTACTCGATCTTTTCTGAGGATCGTCGGTTGATGTCCGCCAGCTCCTTCCGGCTGTAGACCGACTTGGAAACCCCCAGTACGATGGGCGTGGCAAAGTGCTGGCAATTCAGCGTCCCCAAAGGGCGGTCAAGACTGCGATTGATGCGCTCCCACTCCTCATTGGAGAACTGCCGTCCCTGGATGTGGCGGTGGTCGGGGGCGCAGAGGCCGTGGGCGGAGATCTCCACACCATCGGCTCCAAACTCTCGTCCGGTCTCCTCCATCATTTGACTGTTGAGCCGCCGAACACCCTCTAGGATATTCATGCGGGCGGAGGAATCCAAGCGGCGGGAATATCCGCTTTCCCAGGTCACCCGGCGTAGGCCGCTTCGGGCCATCTCCTTGACTGTTGATCGCATTGCGCTCTGATAATCCACAACGCCAGTCTGCACATAGGTAATCGCCCGGTCAATAGCGGAGATGTAGTATTCCCTCAATGGGATGGTCTGCTTTCCACGCTTGAATCCAATCATGTAGGTGTTGGAGATATTGGATGTACCGTCCATAGCCTGACGCTTTGCGGCGTCCACAAAGGAGGACAGTACCGACCTGGCGGCGTAGCTCTGGAGCGCATCCATTTTCCTTGCTCTGTAATAGGTGTTGGCAAACTCTACATTCTCCTTTGCCACCTCCTCGAACAGCCTTTCCACTTCCTGCTGGTTCACACCCATAATACGGGCAACTTCTTTCTCAATGGCCTTGAGGTCCGCCCCAGCATATTCGATGGCTGTTTTCAGGCGGTGAGCGTCCGCCGCGCCGATATCTCCAATTTTACGGATTCGCTCACAGATACGTTGAACAACATAGTTGTTCAGGCTCTCCAGGTTTTCCACGATGTTGTCCGGCAAGCCCTCCAGCCAGGACTCATTCATCAGTCGGCTCATTTATGATCGGCTGAATTGCCGCCTCCTGTATGTACTGGCTTCCGGCTTCTTCGGCAATCTCCTCCACGCGGGCCTTGGCCGTCTCATAATCCTCATCCATCATCCAGGCACGAACCTCCGCCTTATCTACAGCGCCGATTCCCTCCGCAACCGTAAGCTGATTGAAGTGCTCATTCAGTTGTTCGATATAAGAAGCGGACCAATCATAATGCGTCTCCCATAGTCCAATCGGGGCCAGATTATTATAATTGGCAATCACGTCCACAGCGTGGAGCAGATCGTCTGTCCCTCGTTCCAGTGCCCGACGGAACTTGGTGATAACCGCAAATGTCGAGTTAAGCGCCGCCCGCATTTCAGTGGCGGTGGCGTAGGAGGTAGTCGGCGACGTCAGTATTCCGGGAGACAGGCCACATAGGAGCTCCACCATCTTGTTGTTGACTGTAATTCCGACCTCCAGGTCTGAACCCCGTATCTCTGGAGAAAACTCTTGGATCAGTTTGCCGGGGTTGGCATTATCTCCGACACCTCTCATCATCTGAAAGAAACGCCGTTTTTCCTGTGGTAGCACTACATTTCCGTTTTCATCCTTCACCAAAAGAGTCTTGTCGGCAAAGATCATAGTCTCCTTGGCGCTGTACTCCCGGTTGAAACGCTCATACGCCTCCACCGCCTTTGCCATAGGGCCGTCCACACCGGCTGTAATCTTCACGCCGTTTACGCCGTTCACGTCCGCCCGGTTGACCGCAGGCGACTTATAGCGGCCAAACAGCGGGCGGTCCACATTTGGGATGATCTGTTCCTCTGGGATGTCCTTCCAGGCTGGCACTTGGTCCAACCGAATCTCGTTCGCTCCCTTAAAGGCTACGTTACGGATGATAAGCGCGCTGGTTTCCTGCCCACTCTCAGTCTGTGCCTCCTTAACCATCTGAATCTCATATCGCTGATATAACCCGGACTCATTTTTGATTTCTCCGACCTTCAAAATACAGGACAGGATATCATTCCCGATGGACTCGCATACAGCGAAGTCTCCATTCTTCACGATATCTACGCCCAGGCGCTTGCCATCGGTATATGGCTTAACAATGCAATCCCCAGTTCCCAGAGCTACCTCAGCGGCCACATCCATTCTGCCTCCCAGGTAGTAGTCCAAAAAATTCTGAATAAATTTCGCTCTGGCACTATCCCCCTCAATTGTGATAGTGCTGTCCTGCATGGCCAGGGTCGCCACTTTGTTTGCCACAACCGCTGTTACGGAGATATTTGACATATCGCTGTAATCATCCCGGTATATTGGCTTATCTTGCAACTCCAGCCCGACCTTCTGGGCCAGATAAAGCAAAATGTTCTTCACAAATCCCGTAGGGTACACCCCCTCAATACATATACTGCTTGACAAAGTGATTTATGGAGTACCGTAGCTCGTCCATAGCGTGATTGTATGCGTCTACTGGATTCCCGTGCTCGTCCACGCAGTACATACCGATCTCTTTCAAAAAATCTATGTGTCCATATGTTTCATCTTCCACTAGAAAGAAACATCCGTCCTGAATCATATTTTGTGTGTACTCTATCCCGACCTTGATTCCCTTGGTACTCCCGCGGATATCGTGTGCATTATTGTCCGCGTTTAGTGCGTCGATTCCATAAAGTTCCAGTTCCTTTCGTAACGCCTTACAGGCCGGGTCAATATACCATGCGTCTTCCCGCATATTCCAGCGGTTGCGGCAATATGGGGCAAATTTCCCGGCCAATTCACGGGCCTGTACGCTCATAGCCTTGTTCCCGCCGTCGTAGTACCAGTTTGCCACACGGTATAGCGCCATCCCCTTCTTTGTGCGGCAGACCAGGTTGCAGGACACGCTTGTGGCATCCGTCAGGCCGCCGTCTCCGGCAAAGTACATCTCAATAGGGCGGGCATCGTTCGGCAGCCGGGTCAGGATGTGCTTAGTCGGATCAAACATGGAGTAAATCACACCCTGGGGGATACACCGTTCTCCCAGCCAGTCCCGCTGATAGAGATATGGATTTCTCTCCAGCGTCCGGCGTAACTCTTCCTTTCGCTCCGGTGTGATAATCGGGTTGTCATCCACCGTCCAATGTGTCCAGCGGGTGTCCTGCACATTGAACACATCTGTGATGACCGGGTGCATGGGTGCTGGCGGGTTCAGGTCGGCCAAATGCCAACGGATATGGGCGGCATACGTCCGGCGGAAGCACTCCTGAATCATGTTCATGTGCAGGATGTCAATCTCGCAGAAGTACACCCCGCCCAAGGATAGGCCACGGATGGTCTTGTCGCTGTCCGCCTTGGCTCCGCCCTTGTAATAGATCTTCTTTACGCCGGAACAGGTTAGAGCCTCCAGGTGGTCCCCATGGTCATCATGCTTCAAGTTCGCTTGCCTTCCAAACAAGTGGATCAGGCCATTTCCATCACCATCCATGGCCAACCGAAACGCCTGCTGCTGTGATGCGCCGACCACCAGGAAATTGCTGTCCTTGGAGGTGTTCAAGAAGTCATAGAACCGCAGGATGCAGGCCGTGGTCTTGCCGCTTCTGGGCGTTCCCTCCGCCACATCCAACGTCCGGTCAAATGGGCGATTCAGAAAATCTATTTGCTTTGCGGAAAGGCTCATTATTTCCTCGATTCGTACATATCACGCAGTAACGGGTGAATCTCTTGCCTGTGCTCCGTATTCGCTGTAAATTTGTCAATCAGCGTTCCCAGTGCAGTGGTAATCTGCGCTGGACTGGCCTCCGCCAGCTTCTCCGGGTCGTTCAGGGCGGCCAGCCCTTTTCCGATAATCTCGCAGACAACTCCCTTTTGACTGTCCATATACGCCAGAATATCGGCGGTGTTCTCGTCTTTTTTCTGATTGCACATTTCTGCAATATCTGCATTTCCTTGCACAATTTTCTTCACCGTGTTAAGAGAAACGCCATTTACTTTTGCTGTTGCGTTATAACTGCCCAACTGTACATAGTCAGCAATAATTTTCTTTTTCTGCTTATCCGTCAGCCGTGCAGCCATAACACCACCTTCCTGTCATACAAATCCGCCCCCGTCTCTCGCAACGAGGCGCGGCATATATACCCCTTCCGGGGTATACTCCGGGTTTGGTCAGGCTTTCCGGGGGCCTGCTCTGTAAGGACTTGCGTCCTGGTGCCACCGCCCGCCTCATGCGGCGAGGAGCGGCGTATGTGCGCTTTCCCGCTTAATTGTCACACCACGTCGGGCAGTTTTCAGCGGGATAGCGCCGGGGCAGGTCATAGCTGCCACCGCTTCTGCCTCCATGACAGGCGGGCATCTTACTCTTCCCAGTGCTTAGACGCTCCTGCAATCTGGTGTAGTGTCTTTCCACAGTCAGCTCCTTGGCCTTTGGAGCACATTGTCTAATGCCCGTAAAGGGCGATGTTGCCGCATGGAGGGCGCAACCCTCCGGCCCGGATGTGTGGGCTGATGCGCTCGTGCGGCGTATGTACCCCGGCAAGTGCCGGGGTTGAGGAGGAAATAGAAGAAACGAATGGGAGCGCAGGGGCATACGCTCCCACACTCCCATTGTCGCATAGTTCTTATTTTGTGCGCACCATATGTTGTAAAAACAAGAAATTTTTTAACAATATAATGAAAGGTTAACCTTCATCAAAATAGCCTAAGCTTACATTGTAATATTTTGCAATTATTGCAAGATTCGATAGCGTTGGCTCGTGTTCTCCCTTTTCATACCCTCTCAATGTGTTCTGACCTAATCCCATCAGTTGCGATACAATATCAGCACTTTTTCCTGGTTCCTTTTCTTTCCTCAGGCGCTTTAGCTTATCCTTGAACTCATCCATCCTACCACCATCCTTATAGTCCCTGTTGCTCCATTGGGCAGTCAAAGGATACTCTTTTTCTCCGCTTTCCTATTTCCTTGGATTCACAGTGTGGTCCACGTCTCCCACTCTACGGCATCCGGTATCTAATAGATGGTTGCAAAAGGGCGCATCCTTGGAATTATTGATACCTCGCCAGTAGACGCAGGTTTTCCCCTTGTCACAGATTTCGACCATATCTCTCCTCCCAGGGTTTAAACAGGTCATCTCCAACAATGGCCCTGATCTGCTCGTCAATCTTTGCTTTGGCATAGACGAACTCGCTATCGTCCTGCTGATCCTCACAGACCATCCGTGCCATACCGTTCATGGCTTCTATGTATGCGGTGCAGAAAGTCTCAGACCTACCGGGGCCAAGCTGGAGGACCTCGTGAGCGGCAATCATGGCAGCATCTTGTCCCATCTGCATCAGCATGTCCATTTTCAGATGGAAAAGAGCGTTATATTTGGCCTCTATCTTGGATATCAAAGCATTTGGCTTCAATGTCCGCCCTCCATTTCAATCAAAAACGCCGCATTACAAGCCAAATGCCACAGGTGAGGCAGTCCGATTTCCAGATCGCACTTCTCCCCCTTGAGATAGGCTAGCCAGTGCCGGTAGAGCGCATCCCGGTAACGCTGCGGCTCCACCTTCCGCCAGTTCTCCGGGTCGTGATACTTTTCGTTACCGTACATGCGGACCGCCGTCACAGCGTCGATTAGACTAACAGGAGTAAGTGTGGGGCGGGGCTTCCCTGCGTCGGCTTTGGCTTGCTGGTCGTCTTCATGGCCCCATGTACTGGTAATAATTACTTCGCTCATTCCGCACCTCCGATGATCTCGTCAAGGGTAACGGACTGGCCTGACTTGATTTCCTGGAATAGCGAGTTTTCAATATTCGCAATCCACCCATTGTCGGCTCCAATTATAATTAAAGCATTACTGCCTCGCAACCGCCCAATGTGTGTTGCTTCGGGGAACAGCACGCTAATTATCTTTGCTGATTCCACCTCCTGCTGGGTGAAGCGGGGCTTGCGGATGATGCGGTCTGGGTGGTTGATGGCGTCCACAAACAGTTGTGCAAATAAATGTCTATCATCATCAATAATGTTCCCTGATTCGCTAACATAGAGTTGTTTTTCGACTGGAGAAATTGAGAACCGCTCTCCCACCTCAACCCCCAGCACCTCGCAAATTCTCGGCTTGTCCATGTTGGCCTCCTTCTCCAGTGCCTCTCTGATAGCTTTGGCCGGGTTTAATACCTCCAGTGATTGCGAATAAAACATACTGTCCTCCGTTTCATCCTCCACCACCTCGAACCCCATCAGGCGGGCGGCTTCGTATGGGTTGGCTCTTGCGTATTCATGGCATGGCCTCTTTGTCCCTTTGTATTGCTGTACAGGCTCCTGAAGTTCGCAATAGTCGCAGTCTTTTTTACTATCGCAAAACCGCTCTAATGCCTGTTCAATGGTAAGTGCGACTTCGCCTGTCTTACTCTGAAACTTCATGGCCGTTCTCCTCAAAATGGATTCTCCCGCAGTTGTCATACTTCATCTGCTTATGCTGTACACCTCTCAAGATGATGTACGCCCGCCTAAGCTGGCCGATGTCGAAGTAGCCGAAATGGCAGCCCTCAACTGGTATCCCCATCTCGTGGGCCAGCCAGCAGTAAAGGTCGTGCCGCTTCTTTCCGGCTTTTGGTTTCCCTTTCCAAAAGCTATCAAAGATAGCGTGGCACATCTTCTTTCCTGTCCGCATCGGCTCGTCTGCCAACAGTCCAAGGGCTTCCCGTGGGCGGGGCTTATGCGTTCCAACATAGGCCCCACACCGCTCACAGAGATAGCAATAGCCACTTCCATACTCCCGGCCATAGACACGGGCATTAGAGCCATAAGTGACAGGCCCTCCGCAGATATTACAACGGGTCGGATTGGTGTTTATCATGGTCTATCTCCTTCCTCTCCCACTCCCCGCACCTCTGATCTGGCTCCGTGAAGTCCGCACAGTTCGGGGAGTCTCCATTACAGCACACGCCCTGGAAGTCCTCGTACCAGGCGCAGGTGGCGCAGCACTTAGTCATGGGGGTTTTCCTCCCCCATGTAGCAATATCCATCTGGCGGGACCGTATCCTTGATGTATGGGCAGAATATCCCGCCGGGGAAGGTTTTGAATGCTTCTCCGTGCCTGCATCGGGCGCACCTGACCACAGGCACGGCGTCGATGGTGGGTGCAAGATCAATATGGGAGGGTGGTATACTCCAAAGCACGTCCCCATTCCTAAGCGAGGAATACTCTTTTTCCATCAGTGCGTCTGCATCAATCAGCCTCATGCTCGTCCTCCTTGTCCATGCGAGCGCCGCAGTTGGGGCAGTACGGAGTTTTGTCTCTGCATTCTACAAAACATTCTGAACAATACGGATGCGGTGCTTTTTCAATCCATCTCCCATGCCGCACCTCCGCAACGTCGGCGGCGGGGATACTATTTAGTCGCACATCTTCCGTACAGTATCCACAATATTCTCCATCCGTGATAATCCGGGCATTTTCAAGCATAGTTTCAATTGTGCTTCTGCTTCTTTCTGTCTCAAACGGGCCAAGAATGAGTCCACATTTAAGACATTCAACCGCCCACTTGAAACTTCCGCCTTGCATTAAGCCATTACAGTTGCAATCAGCCTCACCGCCGCACATACATGGCAGCAGCACCCCCGCATCCGTCAGCCGTCTGGCCGCCTCGTGGTTGCCGAGCAGGGCTAATTTAACGTCATCCATCACAAATTCCTCCCCATTGTTCAGCCATAGCCAATGCAAGCCCCGGAAAGGTTTTAGCGCGATTTTTCTGTCTGTCCTTCCCGCCTTTCATAAACCACGTCCCGGCCTCATGGCAACCACATTTAGGATCTACGATATTAGTTGGTTCCAGCGGCGGCAGTCCTCTCAGCCATAGGCGGGTTTTCTTCTGTACCGGGTGCCCGAACATCCAGGGCTGAACCTCCTGAGTATGCGGCAGCATCTCATAAATTCTGCTGGAAACCGGGTTTTCTACGCAGATGTGCGGGCAGTCAGCGTTCAGGAATTTTAGAAAAAACTTCTTTGCTTCCAGTCCCTTTTGATAACGTTCTTGATTCAGCACACCGCCCCGAAACAGGTGCTTTGCTCCGGCGTTTGACAGATATGTACAAGGAGGGAATGCAAGAATCATATCCCACCGCATTTTCAGCAGTTCCAGCGCGTCACATTGGATGTGCCATTCAGGTTTTCCCCCAGAGCACGGCTCAATATCGCAGCTGTACGCCTCGTGCCCCAGCGCCCGGAACGCTTTGCATCCCTCCTGAAACTCTTCACAGGCTACCAGAACTCTCATAGCTTCGCCGCCTCTTTGTTGTCCAGCAGGGCACGCTTAATATCATCCATATTTTTTGTTAATCCCTTTCCGCTGTA